CTGAGACAGGCGACCTAGGATGGCGCTACCCACAGTCACAGTCTGCTTCAGAAGCAAGCAAGATTTGGGCTGGAGAAATCGGTGAGTACGAAGGCGCGTTCTTCGTAGAGTCATCACGTTTATACAATGCTAAGACAGGTGCAGACCAGTCAACACTAGCAACAACAGCAGTAACAGTAGCAGGAACATCAGCAGGATTTACATTCGGCGTTGCTTCATCTGCAGTTATTGCAACACGTGCTGAAGTTGGTGACAAGATTGCAGGAACAGGTATCGCTTCAGGTGCAAAGATTACTGCTATCACTACATCAGGTTCAACAACTACATTTACTGTAGACACAGCAAACACAGCAGCAGTAACAGTTTCAACAACTGTAACTGTAACTCCAGTAACACGTGTATTCAACACAATCGCATGTGGTTCACAGGCAATGGCAGAAGCCGTAGCAGAAGAACCACACGTAGTTATTGGTAACGTAACTGATAAGTTGATGCGTTTCCGCCCAATGGGTTGGTACGGCGTACTTGGCTTCGCAGTCTACCGTGATGAGGCTCTATACCGAATCACATCTGGTTCATCAATCGCTGCTCTCTAGTAGTTAATTGACTGTAGGGCTGGGGCAACCCAGCCTTATGGTGAGTCCACTAAAGGAGGATGAATGTCTAACTGGTTATTTAAAACACCAACAGTTGAAGAAGGTCCTGCTGGCATGCATAGACTGTTTGAGTTTTACAAGTTAGACCGTGGTATATCTATTGTATTAAATACTAATGGACAGTACCAACAGATTCGTTATCCACTTGATTCTGATTTACCTGAGTATCCAGTTGTCTATCGTGGTGGCTATGCCCACACAGTAGATGATGCTACTAAAGCAGCACTTATTGCTGGTGGTGTAGGAGTAACGGAAGCAAACTTTACAGAACTATGAGCCTACATCAAATACAGACACATCCTGAATATGTAGAAGGATGCTTTGGATGCAAGGTTATGACCCTTGAACTAGGTACAGGTGATGCTGACTCTCGTCGTCAAAGGCCACAAAAAGCATTTAATCAAGAACTAAATGCTTACAGTGAGGCTAGAGCACGGGGTATACAACCTGGCGGTACATCAATGCAAAAAATTCGTGAAGCCGAAAAGGCTTCCGAAGTATTAGGTAGACCATATAACTCGAACACAATGCCTGATGCAAATAAAGTAAACAAATCAACCGTAGCAGTAATGAAAGAGATAGGACAAATATAATGCCAATGGTCGGAAATCAAGAGTTCCCATACACACCAGCAGGTAAGAAGGCAGCCAAGAAGGCTGCTAAGAAAATGGTTATGAAGAAGACTGCAAAGAAGATGGCTATGAAGAAGATGGGCAAGAAGAAGTAAATGGCTCCTAAAAAGAAAACGCCAGCAGAAGTTAGAGATATTCAAACACGTATTAAACCACGCAAACTTACAAAGTTTGAAGAGTTGCTAATTAAGTATAAAGGCGACATCACAAAGATTCCTGGTTGGCAGGGTGGACGAGGAACAGAATGAAAAAGAATCTTGGATTTAAAGCAGTCCAAAAAAAGATTGCTAAAAAGTCTAATGTATCTATGGAAGCAGCAGGTGCAATTCTTGCGTCATCTACTCGTAAGGCTAGCGCTGCTGCTAAGAAAAAAAATCCACGTTTAAAGAAGGTTAAAGGATAATGTCAGACCCTAGACTAAAGCGAGCAGGAGTGTCAGGCTTTAACAAGCCTAAGCGCACACCAAATCATCCAACAAAATCACACGTAGTTGTGGCTAAAGAAGGAAACAAGGTCAAAACTATTCGCTTTGGTCAGCAGGGTGTTACTGGTGACAGGCAGCCTACAAAACGTCAAGCATCATTTAAAGCACGTCATGCTAAGAACATCGCCAAGGGCAAAATGTCTGCGGCTTACTGGGCGGATAAAGTCAAATGGTAGCAAAGAAAAAAACTAAATCTAAAGTTAATGCTGCAGGTAATTATACTAAGCCAGGTATGCGTGCTGCATTGTTTAAGAAGATTAAGGCTGGCTCTAAAGGTGGAGACCCTGGTGAATGGTCTGCTCGTAAAGCACAGTTGCTTGCTACTGAATACAAGAAGGCAGGCGGAGGGTACAACTAATGGCCCTTGCTAAATCTCAAAAGTCTCTTAAGAAGTGGACTGCGCAAAAGTGGAAAACTTCTGATGGCAAACCATCTAAGGGCAAAAAAAGATATTTGCCAGCAGCAGCATGGGCTGCATTAAGTCCTGCTGAAAAAGCAGCCACTAATAAGGCAAAGGCTACTGGTAATAAAAAAGGCAAGCAGTTTGTAAAGCAACCAAAGTCAATAGCAAAGAAAGCAGCGAGGTTTAGATAATGGCAACAGGAGTAGCAGGTAGCACATTTGCTGACGAATTAAATCGTCTTGCAAATGGTGGAACATATCCGACACCAGATGCATATCAATCTGAACAAGGTGCAGCAAACAACTATGCTGAGACTAGTGGCTTAGGTATTATTGCTGCTTTAAATATTAAGGCTGACGCAAATCGTCAACCTGATGAATACAAGATGCTTAACGCTATCTGTAATGAATTAGCAGGAACTACTGGGCTATCTGCTATTGTCGCATTGAGGAGCATAGACCTATGACAACAACATTGACACAGATGATTGATGAAGTACTTATCAATCTATCGGGTTACACATACCAGCAAGACCGCTCTACCTATCTTAGAACTGCGGTTAGTACTTTAACCTCACCAAGTACTGCACCTACAATCTTGTCTCTTGGAGACACTAGCAATGTAGGCAAAGGTGTGCTTGAAATTGATGAAGAGTTAATGTGGGTTGATTCATTTGACCGTGTTGGCAATACAGCAACAGTCGCCCCTTATGGGCGAGGCTATCTGGGAACAGATGCTGCCACCCATGCTGCGGATGTAAAGGTTACTATCTCACCTATTTTCCCGCGCTATGTTATTAAGAAGGCTATTAACGATACTATTGAAGCAGTTGGTTCTGCTATCTATGCAGTTAAACAAACATCATTTGTTTACAATGCAGCGGTAACAACTTATGAGTTTCAAGATTTAAATATAGAAAATATTCTTACAATGTCATGGCAGGATATTGGGCCTACAAAAGAATGGATTAGAGTTCGTAGGTGGACCTTTGACCCATTGGCTGATAGTGCAACATGGGGTAGCGGTTCACAAACTGTAACTATTCATGATGTTATTATTCCTGGTAGAACTGTTAAGGCTATGTACGCTACACACCCATTACCTTTTACAAGTAATTCACAAGATTTTTCTACACAGACTGGATTATCAAATACAGTTAAAGATGTAATTATTTTAGGCGCAGCCTACAGACTGTTGTCATACCTTGACCCAGCCCGTGCTGCTCAGTACAGCCCACAGGCTGATGAGATTGACTCTAAGCGTCCGTTTGGTGCATCTAATACAGCAGTGCGTCAAATTTTTGGACTATATCAACAGCGTCTTAATGAAGAAAAGCAAAAGCAATTAACTCAGTACCCAACACGAGTTCACTACAGCCGATAGGAATATAAATGACAACTAGAAATTACTCCTCACGCTCTCAGCAATCTACGCTGACTAGCGCGGTTACTGCTGGTGCAACAACGATTGTTGTTCAGTCTGGGCCTGGGCTTCTTGGTGGTGCAACCATTTCAGGTGGTACAACCTTTACTCTGGTTATTGACCCAGATACAGCGCTCGAAGAAATTGTAGATGCCACGGCGGTATCTACTAACACCTTTACTATTACTCGTGCCATAGATGGTTCCTCTGCCCAAGCCCACTCGGCTGGTGCAGTTGTGCGCCACATGGCTATCGGTCGTGACTACCGTGAGGCTAATGTTCACATTGAGTCCACAACAGGCGTACACGGGGCTACAGGGGCTGTGGTGGGTACTACAGATACCCAGACACTAACCAACAAAACTCTTACAAGCCCTACAATCACTAACCCTAGTATTTCAGGTGCTGGAGTAGATGCAAGCATTGTCTTCGAAGGTGCTACAGCAGATGCCTATGAGACTACCCTTACAGTGGTCGACCCTACACAGGACAACACAATCACAATGCCTAACACAACTGGCACAGTAGTAATTGCTACAGCGGTACAGACTCTTACAAATAAAACTTTAACTAGCCCGACTATCTCAGGCTCACCAGTTATTACTGGTCTGTCTTCTGCAGGTATGTCAGCATCATCTGCTACTCCTAAGGATTATGTAGATAGCATTTTAGGTTCTGCTACAGCAGCATCTACCTCAGCAGCAAGTGCTGCTACTAGTGCTGCATCTGCTGCTACATCTGCGGGTAGTTCAGAGACATCTGCAATAGCATCTGCTTCTTCTGCTACAGCCTCAGCAAGTTCAGCCACAGCAGCAGCAACTTCTGCTACATCGGCTGCAGCCTCTGCTACAGCAGCAGCCACTAGCGCGACTAGCGCAGAAACAAGTGCAACTGCTGCGGCAACATCGGCAACATCTGCTGCTACAAGCGCTACAAGTGCGGCAGCCAGTGCAACTACAGCAGCCGCTTCCGTAGCAACAATTGCAGGATATGCAACCACAGCATCTAACTCTGCAAGTGCAGCAGCCACAAGTGCTACATCTGCTAGTGCATCAGCAACGGCTGCAGCCACATCTGCATCTAGCGCTGCAGCAAGTGCAGCAAGTATTGTGGGAGATGCTGCAGCAGCAGCGACTAGTGCAGCATCTGCATCTACAAGTGCAGCAAGTGCCTTGACATCCGCAACTTCGGCTTCTACATCAGAAACTAATGCAGCAACTAGTGCAAGTTCTTCTTTAACATCTGCTAACAGTGCAAGCACTTCGGCATCATCAGCATTAACTTCTGCTAACAGCGCAAGTACATCCGCTACGGCAGCAGCCACTAGTGCATCTTCTGCATCTACTAGTGCAAGTTCTGCCCTGACATCGGCTAATAGCGCAGCAACATCTTACGATGAGTTTGATGATAGATACTTAGGTTCTAAAACATCTGACCCTACGGTAGACAATGACGGTGGCGCTCTTCTTACTGGAGCGCTTTACTTTAACTCAGCCATTAATGCTATGAAGGTATACAACGGTTCCTCTTGGGACCTGGTAGCACCTGACACATCTAACTTTATTGACAAAACAATTCTTACCGCTAAGGGTTCTTTAATTTCCGCAAGCGGAGCATCTACACCTTTAGCGTTAACAGTAGCCTCAACTAATGGCTATGTTTTATCAGTTAACTCAGCAACAGCAACAGGGCTTGAATGGACTCTTCCTAATCCTGGAGACATTACTGGCGTAACCGCTGGAACTGGTCTAACAGGTGGTGGCACCTCAGGTGCAGTTACGGTGGCTATTGACACATCATCTATTTATGTGGTCCCATCTCAGTCGGGACAGTCAGGTAAATACCTAACAACTGATGGAACAACATCATCTTGGGGAACGGTTGCTGGATATAATGCACCAACACTAGGTACAACAGTAGTAACATCTGGTGTTACTATTACAACAATTTCAGGATTAACCGACATCGTACTAAATGGTCCAGGAAGCGTGGCAGATGAACTGACACTACTCCTAATGGGCGCACTCTAAGAAAGGGAGTAAGCAATGCCAACAACAACTAAAACGCTGGCTAGAACAGCAGCAGCAACAGCAAGCACAACTTTATATACCCAACCAAAGACTGCAACTACAACTATTATTACTAATATGTTAGTGACTAATACTACAAGCACTACTGCTAACTTTAATCTAACTATTGCTGCAGTTACTGCTGCTACATCAGTATCTGTTGGTGCTTATGACACCACAGTAATTGATATGAAGCAGGTAATTCCTCCTTCTAGCCCTGCTGCTACTATTGCAGGTAGTGCTTCTACTACTGGTGTTAACTTTCACATCTCTGGAGTGGAGATTTCTTAATGACACCTGTATATAAATTATCTGCTAGTAGTATAAAAGGCAGAACTTATTATGGTGGTATGCTTGCTGGTAATCCTACTTTTGTGGCTAAACCTGCCTTAACTGGCGGTACACTAACTTCTGATGCAACTTATTATTACAGAGCATTTACAAGCAGCGATACTCTTGGATTAACAGGTGCATCATTAACTTACGATTACCTTCTTATTGCTGGCGGAGGCGGTGGCGGTGGAGATGGTGGCGGTGGTGCTGGTGCAGGCGGTGTTTTATACAACACGGCTCAAACGCTTACAGTAGGTAATTATTCTGTAGTAGTTGGCGCTGGCGGAGCGCACTCTGGTGGCGCAGGTGTAAATGGAAATAACTCAACATTTAGTTCTTTTACCGCAGTTGGCGGTGGTCGCGGTGGTAACAACAGCAGTGACTCTGCACAAAGAACAGGTGGCGCAGGTGGTTCAGGTGGTGGTGGTTCAGGTAACGATTACATCAATAACCCTGGCGGTGCAGGAACTTCAGGACAAGGCAACAATGGTGGTAACGGTAGCGTTGATTCAAGTTACAAATCTACTGGCGGTGGTGGCGGTAAAGGAGCAGTTGGTAGCAACGCACCTGGTGGAAGTTACCAAGGTGGTGCTGGCGGTGCTGGTCAAACCTATTCTATTTTTAGTAGTTTTGGTGTTAGCGGAGTTTTTGCTGGCGGCGGCGGTGGTGGCGGTGTTGGTGGTGTAGGCAGCGGCGGCTCTGGTGGTTCAGGTGGTGGCGGTTCTGGAGCAGGTTCTTCTAGTGCCAGCCCTGGTACTGCTAATACTGGCGGTGGCGGTGGTGGTGACTCATCTTATGGTCCTGCAACTGGTGCTTCAGGCGGTTCAGGAGTATTTCTTATACGTTACACGAAAGCACAGGTGGACTAAATGGCTCATTTTGCACAACTAGATGACAACAATATAGTCACACAAGTAATCGTTATCGCTAACGAAAAGATATTACTTGATGGAATAGAGAATGAAACTAAAGGAATTGAGTTCTGTAAATCTTTATTAGGTGAAGATACCCGTTGGGTTCAGACATCTTACAATGGTACTATCCGTAAGAACTATGCTGGTATTGGATATATCTATGACCCAGTTGCTGACCACTTTTTTGCACCTCAGCCGTATCCTTCTTGGACCTTGGATACTAATGCTTACTGGCAGCCACCTGTACAATGTCCAGTAGAAGAGGGTAAGTGGTTTACTTGGGATGAACCAACCCTATCTTGGGTTGAAATAGTTTTACCAACAGAATAATAGAAGCGGGGACGGGATGGTTAAAGTAAATAAAGGAACACTAGCGATAGGCTGGTGTGACAATGGTAATACAGATGGCAAGTTCACAGAAGGTGTTGTTAGTGTAGCACTACAGTGCGCTAACAATGGCATCGAACTAACTCACAGTATGCGAGTACAAGGTAATCAGATTGGCAGACAACGTCAGGTTCTATTTGACTACTGGGCTGACCAGATTAAAAGTGACTGGTTACTATGGATTGACTCAGACATTGTAGTTAGCATGGAAGTAGTTGCTAAACTCTGGGATACTGCTGACAAGATTAACCGACCAGTGGTTAGTGGTACTTACTTTATTTCTAAGGAAAACGAGGGTACATTGGCTAAGCCATACCCTGCATTGTTCTATGATGTAGATGAGTTTAGTATCCAGCATGTACATCCACTACCAGATAACGAAGTTATTAAGGTAGATAGTGCAGGCTTTGGCTTTGTGTTAATGCACAAGTCAATCATTCCTAAGATGCGCGAGAAGTTTCCAGACCAGTCTATGTTTGCAGAGCAAGAAGGTGTTGGCGATAAGTATGTAGGTGAAGACATTGTCTTTTTCCGTAAGATGCAACAGTCAGGTATTCCATTACACGCACACACTGGTGCATTAGTAAAACATATTAAACGCTTTAGCCTTGACTATGGATACTACGCACTGTACTGGGCACACGAACATTTAAAGAATAAACTTAAAGAACAACAAAACTAGGAGTCTAAATGGCTAATCGTGATATTACCGAAGGTCGTGCAACGAGAGCCATTGCTGTCGATGTTGGTGTTGTTGCTACCTCTGCTATCTGGCAGAATACAGACATAGCCTATGATGTTGCTATTGGTGGCATGCCATTTATCTACGCTATTAGCGATACTCGTCCATACATTCGTCAAACTGCACCGTTTCGTAAAGAACAATTTGATAATCAAACAGAGCCAGGTGAGCAATCTCTTACTGGCTGGTGGATTAGAAGTCAGATGTCTTTTCATGGTGGAGATGGCATAACATTTTTTGACCCAGCCCAATCAGTAGCCAACTCTCCAGCACAATACCGCTTTGCAGACAGCCAAGGCGTAAATGTATTTGAGCAAGGGCAAGTAACCTTACTTAAAAGTGTAGTTAATACACATCAAACTACTGGTGCTGTTGTAGGTACAGACCATCAACATGTTAATCAACATGTACGTTCTATTCAATGGTCTAATACTAATGGAGTATTATTACACGATGAGTTTGATGTAGATAAAATTTCGGCTAACGGTACAGTTACACATTATATTGACTACACTGGCGGAACAGATGAAAAAGTATATGCAATCTGCGATGATGGGGTTAATGCATACTGGGTAACTAATAAAGTCCAGGGTGGCTCAAACAAAATACATATGTTTAAGAAGCCATTAACTGGTTCATCGGCTAGTACTGCAGATGAAACACTTATGTTTACTGCTACTGGTGTAATTGTTTATGCAACTATGGAGTTTATTAAAGACCGTATTGTTTTATGTATTAACAATTCTGTTTATGAAGTATCTACTGTAGCGACCGCATTACCTACACCTGTATATACTAACCCTAATACTAACTATCACTATACATCTGTGGCTGCATCTGGTCCTGCTATTTATACCGCTGGACATTCTGGTATTTATTCTACTATCCAAAAGTACACATTAAATACTAGTGGTGTAATGCCTACCCTTACATCTGCAGTAGTTGCAGCAGAACTACCTGCTGGTGAAATTGTAGAAAAGTTGTATTACTATTTAGGTTACATGATGATTGGAACTAATAAAGGTATTCGAGTTGCAACTGTCAATGACCAAGATGGTTCAATTAATTATGGTCCACTTATTGTTGAAACAACACAGCCAGTTTATGACTTTGCTGGCAGAAATAGATTTGTTTGGGCAGCATCAGGCATAGGTGCTTTAGATGGCGGACTTATCCGCCTTGATTTAGGAACAGAAGTAGAACCATTGCGTTTTGCTTATGCAAACGACTTACAAATTCAACAAACAACAGAGCATTACACAACAGGTGTAGCATTTCTTGGTACTACCAATCGTCTTGCTTTTTCAACAGCATACAATGTTACAGATGGTGCAATCTACTTAGAATCAGCCACAGAATTAGTAACTAATGGTTATCTAACTACTGGTTATATTAGATACAATACACTAGAACCTAAAAACTTTAAGCGTCTTATTGCACGTGGAGATTATGAATTTGGGTCTATGACCTTAGAAACAGTTACTGCTGATGGTACTGAGTATGATGTAGTTGCCTATTCTGCATCTGTGCCACCAGTTGAGGTAACTACATCTAACCCACAGGAAGCACAGGAGTATTTAGCCTACAAGTTTTTATTGTTTCGTGATGGTACTGATGCAAGTAAGGGTCCTATTATGAAGGGCTATCAGGCAAAGGCTTATATTGCTACACCACGACAAAGAATTATAAAGTTTCCTGTCTATTGCTATGATGTAGAGACAGATAAATATAATGTTATGACGGGATATGACGGAAGAGCATTTGACAGAATCACACAATTAGAATCTGTCGAACAAAACGGTGACGTTATTACATGGCAAGATTTAACCACAGGTGAATCGCGTCAGGCACTCATCGAGCAGGTCTCATTTACTCGACTCACTCCACCTGACCGTGGCTTTAATGGTTATGGTGGCATTATTGATATCACGATAAGGACTGTGTAATGCAAGCACAAGACTATGCAACCGTTGCTGTTGCTGTAATGACAATTGTAGGCGGCTTTGCCGCAGCGGTACGCTGGTTAGTTAAGCATTACTTAAACGAACTTAAACCTAATGGTGGTTCATCAATTAAAGATTCAGTTAAAAGATTAGAAGACCGTATAGATGACTTATACCGATTGATTGCAGAGAAATGAGTAACGATGAAACCTGTTGTCAAGAAAGCCACACCTGCCGCTATTGCTGTCCTTCGACAAGCCACAGCGATAGCGCCATCTCGTATGAAAGCATCCGATGGACTTCTGCCGTCGAACGCTCATCTCAAACAGAGTCCAACTAGCGACCACAATACTGGACTTGCTGTTGACCTAACACATGACCCTAAGAATGGAATTGATTGTGCTGACATTTTTGAAAAACTTAAAGAAGATAAGCGGGTTACTTACCTCATCTTCAAAGGCAAGATATGGTCTAAAGAAAAGGCTAAACAAGGAAACAGACAGTACACTGGGAGTAATCCTCATAACAAGCATCTACATATTTCTATTGATGCTGCTTGCTCTGCCGATACTTCTCCATGGTTTTGGTGGTTAAACCAACCAAAGATTATTAGTCAAGTTATTGCTAAAGTAACACCAGTACCTGCTAAGAAAGCATATACAAAACAAGTTTGTACTTGCTGCAAATTGCACAGTACAAAATCCTAATCCCCTAGGAGGAATAATGGAGCAATTCAAACAACTATCACTTACTTGGTTCCGTGCTGCAGCGTCCGCTGTTGTAGCCCTGTATCTTGTTGGCGAGACGGACCTTAAGACACTAGCAATGGCTGGAATGGCTGGCTTTGCTGGTCCATTACTTAAGTGGCTAGATAACTCTGCTACAGAGTTTGGTCGCGGTTCAAAGTAGTACCCATTTAAGGGGCTTAGCAGCCCCATAGAGACAGTAAACCCCCCGTTCTGGTTTCCCCTACCAGCGCGGGGGGTTTTTTCTATTTCTGCAGGGCAGAAAGTATGTCTTCAACCTTAATAAGGTAGCCCTTACTAGGGTTGGGAGGTATGTTGCAAGTAATGGCTCTTCCCCGAACCGTTACTACTTGCTTCAGTATCTCCGTTGGTACTAACAGAGTTGCCCCTTCTAATACGAAGGCCCAGTATTTTGCCTTAGTACTAGATAGCCCTGATAGATACCAATTCTCATTGTTGTGCGACCAGCAAACTGTCTCGATGTATAGGTTGCCAGTATCTTTCCATTTCAAATCTGTCTTTACTTCTACTGTCTTGCCACCTGTTAGTAGTTGTTCTACTAACCCTTCTCCTTCATGTCCCTTTGCTAGGTCTAAGTCGAAGTCTGATAGTTTGCTCATGGGTATCCTAAGTATAGTGGCTTGGCTGTAATGTTGAGTTTGTTTCTCATTAGTTTACGTTCATACTCTGTAGTACCACCCCAAAATCCAAAGACTGCGTTCTTAAGTGAGTAGTCTAGGCACTGCTTTTTAACTTCACAGTTACTACAGATTTTCTTAAGCATCTTAACTTCTCTATATGTAGAACTACCATCTGGTACAAAGAACTCCTCTGACTCTACACTTCTGCAGTTAGGTGTGCCTTGCCAATCTGGGTATTCCATTTATCCTCCTGTTGAGTAGAAGCCTGTGCCGTTAAACTTTACTGCTGGTGCTGACCATACTCGCTGCATAGTCTCACCACAAGTAGTGCAGGCTGGTGGAATGTTCTCGTTAATCTCTATTACTTCTGTGCAATAGGTACATTTAAAATCAAATAGTGGCATTAGATAAAGTCCTCGTGCGCTGGGTGAGGGAGTGTGACCATTGACCCACAGTTAGCGCACTCTCCATCAAGGAAATAAAAGCATATTTCACCTTGGTCAAATGCAACAAGCGCATGAAATACATCCCCTCCACATACGCAAACATCTCCAATAGATTCTCCTCGCAAATCCATAGCGTGTGTGTAATCCGTTGGGTGTAGTAACTCTCTGATTTCTTTAGCAACACTATTCTCCTCGTTCGTCATCATCTGCCTCTACTAAATCATCATCAGGCTGTGGTTTCCATCCGCCTAGGTTTCTAATTAGAGATGCAATAGTTCTTTGGACTTTCATTCGTGCACCATCTGGTGTTGTGTCTAACTCTTTGGCTGTCTCACTCCACTCAGGATTGTCTACTGTGAACCTAACCTTAAGGATAAACTGTTTTGCTTCTGACAGTTTATAATATGCTGCTGCAATATCAGACCTAAGCACTAACCAGTTGTTGCCATCATTGGCAGCCTCTGACTTGTTGAACTTAAAGTTAAGGTCTTTAATCTTAGTTGGAATCTCATACGACTCAGCAATAATTGATGGTAAAAACGCTTCGATAACAGATGCATCGTAGTAGTACAGGTCAAGCAACTCATAGCCAACCGTCCGTGCCTTCTCGCGTTCACAATAAGTAATTGCTTTATTGCGAAGAGACTTGGCTATGAGTTTGTCCTTGTCTTTTCTTGGCAGTGCTGACCACTCTTTGTACTTAACTGGGTGACTAACGAACCATATCCACAGCACCTGCTGTATGTCTTGCTGGTCAGTCATTGGGTATTTGCGCTGGTATTCGGCAGCAACAGCCACAACCATCTGCTCATACTCTTCTAAGTAGTCCACGTTATCCCTCTGCTACGCCTTCCCATTGTCGCCTTTGCACCAATAGTCCAATTATTGCATAGTTTGCTAGGTCAAGAAAGGTATCTTCAATACTTTCATAGTTGGGCGTGTCGCTACTTTTGTAGTAAAGGTTTTCTAATCGCGCCATCTTGTCATGCATACGCACAAGTAAGCCATTCATTGCACCACCTGGAGCATTGGCTATGTTAAACGGGCCGTAGTCTTGATGCTTACGCACCATAATAATACGTAGTTCTTTTAGGATATCCTCAAAATTATTCAGGTCTTTCATTTAGTATCTCCTTAGCCTGTTCTTCAAAGTCCATCATTGCTTCTTGTACTAATACTTCTTCTACAATCTCATCTCCGTGCCCTGCTTCTGACGATACTAGCACTGCTGCTAGCATTGTTAACATGCTGTTGGCTTTTTGTGGGTCTGTTTTATTTGCCATCCACACATCTCTTAACGCATTAAGGATATCTAATCCTTTGCTATTGGAGATTGGTATGCCTATATACCTAGGATGTTCCTTGATGAACTCCCATACTTCCTCACCATTATTAAGAAATGCATTTTCGGATTCGCTCATTAATAAACTCTGCCCCCTCTAGCATTACTATGCTGTTTACATCATGCCCTTCTGGCATTTGCACTATATTAACATTACCTAACTCTCGGCTAACCTTCTTGCCAAAATCCATACCTGCTGTATCACCATCTGCTAATACAATTACTGTATCAAAGTCATCTAATATCTTAGAGTAAAACGGTTTCCAATTGTTGGCCCCTGGAATACCTACGGCTGGATGGTTAGTCTTTACACTAACTGTAATGCAATCTATCTCTCCTTCTGTCACACAGATATAATCTGATGCAGTAAGAACTACTTGTGCATTGAACATGCTGGTCTTAGCACCTGGCATACCCATATACTTTGGGTCAGCATTACCTAT